GACTGGTACTGGGTAGACGGGATCTGTAAACGTCAGCTGATGAACAAGACCCTGGATGACTTGTTTCGCTTGGCCCAGCTGTATCGCCCTCAGCAGGTTGGTATTGAGGTGTCTGGTCAGCAGGGCGGGTTCATCGCTTGGATCCAAGAGCAGATGATGTCCCGCAACATCTTCTTCCCATTGGCTTCAGAGGGTAATGACTGCCAGCCTGGCATCCGACCCAACACCAACAAGATGGTGCGATTCAACATCATGGTGCCCTTCTTCAAGTCCCGGAAGATCTACCTCCCCTTGGAGAGGAAGAACGAGCCTCCACTGCAAGAGGCGATCAATGAGCTGAGTTTGGCTTCAGCTGGTGGCTTCAAGTCTAAGCATGATGACTTCATTGACACCATCTCCATGCTGGGTTCTCTGAAAGCCTGGAAACCATCTGAGGAAGCTCCTATGGCAGCAGCGAATGACTCAGGTGTGTGGGAATTCGAGGAGACTGCACGGGATACATCACGCCTTTCGTCCTATATTTGCTAAGGAATACCATGAAACTCAAGGAAGTATTTGATCAACTCACCTCAGGGGAGCTGAGTCAGCTCTGTATTGGTGGGGCAGAGCCTGGAGTTATCCGGGAATCCAACTACAAGATTGTGGTGAACTCCATTAACCTGGGGTTGAGCAACATTTTCGCTCGATTTCCACTGAAGGAAGGTCGGTTGACCCTGATCTTGCAGCCAAACCAGACGGATTACCTGTTGGATACCCGGTTTGCTGCCAGTAATGTGGAGTCAGAGGAGCTGATTCGCTACATTGACGATGTAGGTGCGCCGTATACGGGCGATTTGCTCAAGATTCAGGAGGTTTTCACTGAGTCTGGTGGGGAAGTCCCCCTGAATGTGCTGTATGACAAGTGGAGTTGCCTGACTCCAAGCACTTCCTTGCTACGTGTGCCCATGGGCATGGCCAATCAGACAGCAGACCTACCTGAATCCTTGCAATCTGACACGTTGTTGGTGACTTACCGGGCTGCACACGTCAAGTTTGATACGTCAGACTACGGATTCATTGAGCCAGAAGAGCTTGAGGTGGATATCCCCTATCCGTTCCTGGAGCCTTTGCTGTATTTCGTGGCTTCACGGGCACATCACCCTGTCAGCCTGTCCAGTGAGGTCAATCCTGCAGCGAGTTACGCCATGAAGTTTGAGCAGGCGTGCCAACAGTTGAGTAAGGTGGGGGTATCCCCAGAATCCGAGAGTTCGCAGAGCCGATTAAGGCAAAAAGGCTTCGTATAAAAAAAGCCCCCGTAATGGGGGCTTAGTTTTTGTGGGTAGAGGTCAGTCCTCCAGTTCATCCACCTGTTCCAGTTTGATATTGGCAACGGGTACCACAATGAATTGCAGTACTTTGTCCTCTTGCTCCCAGTGGAAGGTAGCACCTGTCTTGGTTTTGAGGGTTACCTTCCATTCACCAGTGAATCCTGGCTGAATCACTCCACAGGTGTTGTTCAGTTCCACGCCGTATTTAGCACCCACTTCAGAGCGGGGGAGAATCAACGCTACATGCCCGTCAGGAACCTCTGCAGCAAAACCTAAGCCCACTGGTTTAGGGGCGTGTCCTGATACTGAGCCATCTTCTGGCATGTAGATATCAAAAGCCCCCGCACGTTCAGTGCTCTTATCAGGCATGACGAAGTTATTATGGCGGGCAGAGATTCGCATTCCTATTTCCTAGTTGGGTGTGGTTGAATACTACAATTGTACTTTCTAAAGGTTACTGCATGGAAACTCAAGCCCCCCTTAACGAGAATCCGCCTGAGAAGCTGGTCGATTGGAAGAATCCGCCCAGCTTGGCTGATTTGAAGCAAGACCTGGAAGATGCCAAGCCATACCATGACGCACAGAAGCTGAAGGTAAAGGTGTGGCTGGACAACCTTAATGTAGAAGGTGCTGCCAAAGTTAAGGATAACGGCGGCAATTCCACCGTTGTTCCTAAGTTGATCCGCAAGCAAGCCGAATGGCGATACCCTGCGTTGAGCGACCCATTCCTATCCACAGATGATGTGTTCAATATCTCTCCTGTGACTTGGGAAGATAAGGGCGCTGCTGAACAGAATCAGATTCTGTTGAACAACCAGTTCAATACCAAGATCGACAAGGTGGGTTTTATCAACGAGTACGTCGGTGCAGCCGTGGATGAAGGTACGGTGGTAGTGAAGTTGGGTTGGGAGTTTGAGGAAGAGGAATACGAAGACCAAGTGGCTGTTGTTGAGTACGTGGTCAACCCGGGGGTAGCTCCACTGCATGAGCAGCTGGCTCAGATGAAAGCCAACTCTCCTGCTGAGTACGAGCTTGATGTTCCAGAAGAACTCAAGACTGCTCACGAGATGACTCTTGAGAATGGTGTGCCTATTGAGGCTGTCGTCAATGGATACGAGTGGAAGACACTTACCCGCACTGTCAAGAACCACCCTACGGTGGAAGTGTGTGAACAAGGTAACGTGATCTTTGATCCCTCATGTGGTGGTGACTCTGAGGCAGCTGGCTTCGTGATCCATACATTTGAGTCATCCCTGTCCAAGCTGAAGAAGGACAAGCGGTACAAGAACCTGGATCGTATTCAGCCGGGTAACTACAGTCCGCTGAATGAGCCTGACCATATCTCCAAGGCAGACGCCAACTTCAACTTCAAAGACAAGCCACGCCAGCTATTTATCGTGCATGAGTACTGGGGATACTGGGATATTCACGGCACTGGCTTGGTTGAGCCGGTAGTTGCTGCTTGGGTCGGTAACACTTTGATCCGCATGGAGCTGAATCCCTTCCCGGATAAGAAGCCTCCCTTCGTTGTAGTGGCTTACCTACCCAAGCGTAAGAAGCTACATGGTGAACCGGATGGTGCTTTGCTGGAAGATAACCAGAAGATCATTGGTGCAGTAACCCGAGGGATGATCGATATTCTTGGTAAGTCAGCCAATGGGCAGACTGGTATGGCCAAGGATATGCTGGATGCCACTAACCGTAGGCGGTTTGATAAGGGCTTGGACTACGAGTTCAACCCTAACGTGGATCCCTCCCGTGGTGTGTATATGCACACGTACCCTGAGATTCCAGCCTCTGCACAGTTTGTCCTACAGGTGCAGCAATTGGAAGCTGAGTCTATGACAGGGGTTAAGGCGTTCACCAGTGGTATTGGTAGCCAATCCCTAGGCGATGTGGCAGCAGGTATTCGTGGGGCACTGGATGCAGCGTCTAAGCGGGAGCTGTCCATATTGCGTCGCCTTAGTGCGGGTATCGTCAAGATCGGTCGCAAGATCATTGCGATGAATGGGGAGTTTCTTTCTGAGAAAGAAGTTGTCCGTATCACTAATGAAGAGTTCAAGGTGATTCGTCGGGATGACCTACAAGGCTCATTCGATTTGAAGCTGAGTATCTCTACTGCAGAGGAGGACAACAACAAAGCTCAAGAGTTGGCGTTCATGCTTCAAACAGTGGGGCCTGACGAGGATCCCGAGATGCGTCGGATGATCCTGGCTGATATATGCAAGCTACGCAAAATGCCTGAGCTGGCTAAGAAGATCACGGCTTATCAACCTCAGCCTGATCCAATGATGCAACGTAAGCAAGAGCTAGAGATTCAGATACTCGAAGCCCAGCTTGAACGTGAACGTGCAGAAACTATGAAGGTAGTGGCTGATGCTGGCCTGGCTCAAGCCAAGGCAGGTACTGAACAAGTTAAGGCTGGCAATATCCAGTCTGATACTGACCAGAAGAACCTGGACTTTGTTGAGCAAGAGTCTGGTGTTAAGCAAGAGCGCGCTAAAGAGCTGCACGGTGAGCAGGCACGGAGCCAAGCGCAACTCAAACTGTTGGATCGGCAATTTCAACACGAAGATAATAAGGTTGACTTGATTAAGGAAGCTATACGAGCTAACGCAAAATCAAAATCCAAATGATTTGATATATAGTACGGGGTGTTAAGTCACCCTGTACGTTACTCCCAACCATTAACCTAACTGGCCTTATCACAATGAGTTCCAACGAAGATCAGATTCAGCAGATCGACGCTAACATCCGGGAATCCAAAGAAGTCTTGGAGTTTTCCGATGCACTAGCACGTTTGCAATCCAATCGAGATTTCAAGAAGGTTATCCTTCAGGGCTACTTCAATCAAGAAGCTGTCCGCTTGGTACACCTGAAGTCTGACGCGAATACGCAGTCTGCTGAATCGCAGAAAAGTATCCTGGCTCAGATTGATGCCATTGGTGCTTTGAGTCAGTATCTACGTACTACTCGCCAGCAAGGCGATATGGCTCGCAAGACCCTGGCTTATGCAGAGCAAACCCGTGAAGATATGATTCAGGAGGATGCAGATGGCGTCTAACATTCTGAACCTCTCTGACGAGGAAACCCTGAACATGGGTGCTGATGAGCTTGAGGCTCTGATTGCCCAGGCTGAGGCTGATGCCCCTGCTGGTACTGCTCCAGGTGACTCCAACGATCCTGGTGAAACCAGTGGTGGTGAGGCTGTGCAAGGCGATGCAGCAGTGGCTGGCGACGAAGGAGCCGAAGCCACGAATGCAGCAGCCGCAGCACTGGACAAGGATGATGGTGAAAACGCACCTGCCCCTGCTGCTGTTACTGGGGATAAGCCAGCTACTGTGGTTTCCCCAGCTGAAGCAGGCAAGGAAACCCCTCCTGTCGATCCAAAGGTCGCCCCAGTTACTGAGTCCACAGTTGACTTTGAGGCTGCATACAAAAAGCTGACTGCCCCATTCATGGCCAATGGCCGTGAAATCTCTGTTGAAAATGTTGACGACGCCATTGCCTTGATGCAGATGGGTGCCAACTACAACAAGAAGATGGCAGCTCTGAAACCAAATCTCAAACTCTTGAAGCTGCTGGAATCCGGTGGCTTGTTGAGTGAAGAGAAGATCGGTTTCTTGATCGACCTGGAACAAAAGAAACCAGACGCGATCAATAAACTGATCAAAGACAGTGGCCTGGATCCTATGGATCTGGACGCTGATAAGGCTGGCAATTACAAGCCTACCCACCGTGCAGTCGATGACCGGGAAATCGAACTGGACTCAGTGCTGGAAGAAATTCAAAGCACCAAGAGCTACCAGCGAACCATGTCTGTTGTCGCTCAGGAATGGGATGACAAGAGCAAGCAAACCGTTGCCAACGCTCCCCAACTGCTGAAAGTCATCAATGGCCACATAGAAACTGGCGTGTTTGATGTGATTCGAGCAGAGGTTGACCGTGAACGGGTGTTTGGTCGCTTGAATGGTTTGTCTGATATCGAAGCCTATCGGCAAGTTGGTGATGCCATCAATGCCCGTGGAGGGTTTGCCCACCTGAGTACACAGGGGCAACAAACACCTCCGCCCAAGCAAGTGGTGACTCCCAATCCGAAGAAGGTTGATGAAGACAAGCTGAAAGAAAAACGCCGTGCCGCAAGTCCTTCCAAACCTGCAGTAGGTTCGGCACCCCTCAAGGACTTCAATCCTTTGGGTATGTCGGACGCTGAAATCGCAAAAATGGGTAGCCCCCAATTCATGTAAAGGTAAATCATCATGACGATGCAATACAACGACCCAGGTACTACCCCATCAACGATGGGTACCCAATACCGTACTGACTTCTATCAGAAGCAAGCTCTGATCGAAGCCCGTAAGGAGCAGTTCTTCACCCAGTTGGCTGACGTGACCTCCATGCCCAAGAACATGGGCAAGAAGATCAAGCGTTACCACTACATCCCTTTGCTGGATGACGCCAACATCAATGACCAAGGCTTGGATGCTGCTGGTGCGACTCTCGCCACCACGGAGCGTTTCGTCACGTTCCCTCAGACTATCTTGGTGGTGACCAACGCCACGAAGGTTGCTAAGACGGCAACGATCAATGACAACATCAACAGCAGCACCAAAACGGCTGCAACTGTTGCTGTCGCTGGTGCTGATGATTCTGGCGGTACTGGTTTTGCCAACATCACGGTGAGCGCACTGCAGGTTCGTTACCTGAACAGCACCAAGTCGGATGCTGTCGTGGCACTCAATCTGGGTGTGACGGTCCTTCAGGGCTCTGGCAACCTGTATGGCTCGTCCAAGGACGTGGGCACCATCTCTGGCAAACTGCCTGTGCTGTCGGAAACTGGTGGTCGTGTGAACCGTGTTGGCTTCAAGCGTAAGGAGCTGGAAGGCACCTTCGAGAAGTTTGGTTTCTTTGACGAATACACCCAGGAATCCCTGGACTTCGACACTGATGCCGAGCTGGAGCAGCACATCAACCGTGAGATGCTGGCTGGTGCTTCTGAAATCACCGAAGACGCTCTGCAGATTGACCTGCTGAATGAGGCTGGTGTGAAGAAGTTCTGCGGTGCCGCCACTACCAAGGCAACCACGGTAGTGACCAGCCTCGTGAGCTATGGCGACTTGCTGCGTATGTCCATTGACTTGGACAACAACCGCACGCCCAAGCAAACCACGATGTTCACTGGCACCCGTATGACAGACACCCGCACCATTCCAGGTGCTCGTGCTCTGTTCTGCGGTTCTGAGTTGATTCCCACGCTCAAGTCCATGAAGGATCTGCACAACGAGCCAGCTTTCATCCCGGTTGAGAAGTACGCTTCTGGTGGCAACACCCTGACTGGTGAAATCGGTGCCATTGACCAATGGCGCATCATCATCGTCCCTGAGATGATGAAGTGGGCTGGTGCTGGTGCAGCTGTTGGTGGTGACACCACGATGTACGCCACGAACGGTCGGTTTGACGTGTTCCCGATGCTGGCTGTTGGTGAAGGTTCCTTCACCACGATCAGCTTCCAGACCGATGGCAAGGGTGTGAAGTTCAAGATCTACCACAAGAAGCCTGGTGAAGAGACTGCTGACCGTAACGATCCTTACGGTGAGAAGGGCTTCATGAGCATCAAGTGGTACTACGGCTTCATGAAGCTGCGCAGTGAACGCCTGGCTGTTCTCCACACCGTGGCCAAGATGTAATTGAGCCATCCGAGGGGGTAGAAGTCTTACCCCCTCGGTTTCATAACACCGATCATTTTCATGGAACAAAAAATGTCTGACATTGACAACGACCTCTCCGCTGCTGAATTGCCTGATGAACTGACCACCTTGAAGGGTAGGGCTGACCTGTTGGGTATTGCGTATCACCCATCCATCGGTGTTGAGAAGCTGCGTGAGAAGGTCAAGGCTGCTTTGGCTGGTTCGCCTACTAAAGACGAAGCTGATGCTGCCCCTCAGGCTGTTAAGGCCAAGAGTGAGGCTGACATTATTCGTGAGCACCAACTCAGTGCCAATGAGCTGATTCGCGTGCGTGTCGCCTGCATGAACCCAGCCATGAAGGACTGGGAAGGCGATATCTTCACCGTGGGTAATTCGGTTGTGGGCACCATCAAGAAGTACGTGCCTTTCAATACGGACGAAGGTTGGCACATTCCCCGGATGTTGTATGACGATCTGGTTTCGCGTGAGTGTCAGGTCTTTGTTTCGACCAAGGATGACAAGGGCAACACCATTCGCCGGGGCAAGTTGATCCGCGCTTATGCAGTGGAAGTTCTGCCTGCCTTGACCAAGGAAGAGTTGCATGACCTGGCTCAACGCCAAGCCATGGCCAACTCGATTGGTTAAGTCTTAGTCAGAAGTAGCACACCCCAGGTAACCGAGAACAGTTATGCCCACTACCGTCACACCCTTAACTATTGCTGATCTGACCACCGCACAAGTCGATGGCTCAGGTGTCTACGACACCTTGATGCGTGCTCAGAAAGAGCACTTGGAACAGGAGTACAAGGCAGGACGGATCAAAGGTACTGACTACGCTACGGTTTACCTGGGGTCTATGCAAGCCACCTTGAATGGTGCCCTGCAGTTCCTACTTGAGAAGGACAAAGCCTACCAGACGGCTCAGAAGCTAGAGGCAGACATTGCCTTGGCTACTGCTCAGAAAGCCTTGGTAGAGCAGCAAACCCTCAACGCTGTGGCCGAACATACTGTGCTGGTTGCCCAGGAATGCAAGCTGCGTGCGGAGTTTGACCTGATGCAAGAGAGTGTTCTCAAGGCAACCTCTGAAGTTGCTCTGCTTAACCAGAAGCTGCTGACTGAGCGTGCTCAGACCACTGCTTTGGGTGTGGATGCTGACAGTGTGATTGGTCGTCAGAAGGCCTTGTATGCTGGCCAGACTTCAGGCTTTCAGCGAGATGCAGAACAAAAGGCAGCTGACCTGATGTTCCGCTCTTGGGCTACTCGCCGTACCACCGATGAAGCTACGGTTGCTGACGCCACCAACAAGCTGTCTGACGTGCATGTGGGCCGTGCAGTGGAGAAACTGCTTACAGGTGTAGGCGCTTGATCTTGGTTTGATCTTAGTACATAGGGGGCATCTGCCCCCTTATTTTTTAGGTGGGCTGGTATATGGGTTGGAATCCGTTTAAGAGCAAGCGAGTTACCTCGGTGGGTACATCCGTTGTGCGGCTCATTAAGGACGAAAACCTGACGGACAGTACAAAGGCCATCCTGGCTGCATCCATGTTCAGTAAGACGGATTTTGTTGATGAAATCCTTGAAGCCAGCCTGAATAGCTTAGGTATCCGTGCCGAGCGTATGTATCGGTATGCTCAGAATAACTCCCCATATGGTCTT